GATTTATATACTTTACATAATCATACTGAACATTTTTTATTAAAAGTAGAAAATGAAATTCAATATTTTGATTTTGATGATGATGATTATAGTAATCATTATAATAAACATGAATTAACTGAACTAAATGAAAATCAGTTTAATTGTTTAAAAGGAACTTTAAAAATTCGGGAAAAATTATATCCGTAATAATTTATGACTCAAAAAAATTTCGGGGCGTCAGGGCAAAGTAATAAAATATTACTAAAATGCTCATGCGCCCCCAGGTGTTCAGATTTTAAAAGTAATAAAATATTACAAATCACACGCACAAGCTCACGCAGCGGGAGCAGCTCTCCGTGGGCCGAGAAAAATTCACAAGCACAAGCTCACGCACAAGCACAGGACGCAGGCGCACGCACAAGCACACCTGGCACCAGGTCAGCTCAAAAGTAATAAAATATTACTCCACAGCAGAAGCTGCTGGAGCCTGGGATGGTAGTTCAAAAAGTAATAATTTATGACGAATCACGGCTCACACCGGCAGCCCAGATCCTGGGTAAAAAGTAATAAAATATTACTGACAAGCACAAGCGGCCCATCCAGCTGCTGTGGTTGGGGTAATAATTTATGACCATTTTTTATTTGTAGCTCCAGGTCTTTTTTGATAGATTATGGGAGAATATATAGAAAGGATTTGTTATGACTATAACAAAGAAACACTTAAACGAACTAGCTGACATAGTTTATGAAGCTAGAAAATTATGCGACGGGAACAACGACGCTTTGGCTCACTTTGTGGATTTAAAAATACAAATGTTTGCCAAGCGACACGCACCCAACTTCGATCACATTAAATGGAACGAATACATGCACAAGCTGAAGAAGGCAGAGGACAGACCCGAACCTAATAAGCAGTATAGACTGGTCGGGAAGTCTGGAGAATCTAGCATAGCCCGGGGCAACACCTGGGCAGAATCAGAAATAAAGTAATAATTTATGACTGACTCAAGGCTCACGACCACGGGTCAAGAGATTGCCCGACTCAGAAAAAAAATGCTCCGTAGTGATTCAGCTGCGGAGCAAGCTGCCATCTGGAAAGTAATAAAATATTACCTGGAGCTGGAGTCCCAGGGCAAATTTTTTCTCCCAAAATTCTAAGGGACATGCACAAGCACACGCCCGATAGCAGGCTCAAGCACATGCGTCCATGGTTGGTCGACCGTGAACAAGGGTTCCACATCTTTGTAGTTGGTCACAAGCTCACGCACCACGGCCCCTGGCCAAAAGAAAATCTTTCTCTCTTCCACCCCCTTGGCCATAATAAAATTATCTTGGCATAGAGAATAACGCTTTAAATTCCATGAAATTTGGAAAGGTGAGAGATCTAGTTTGTTTCCTTTTGTTAGCTTCAATTCACACCAAAAAGAAATATTCTTCTTTAAAGATTTATCTACATAAACTCCCAGTAAATCGGGTATTCCTGGGGTTCCGTAAGTTTCAATTCTTGTCCAATAAATGTTCGGAGTTATCGACCTAACATTCTTCCAAAAAGTTGATTCCCTTCCTCGCTTTACGGAAGGGGTTGCCGTTTTCTTTTTTCTGTCTTTTGGTGATTGTTTCTCTTTTTTCAACAATGCGAATCTCTTCTCCTTCGACAAGACAAAGTCGGACTCCAAGTTCTTTTTGAGTAGGTTTGAGTTTGTTTCCCGACCCACCAACCGACTTGCCATTTACAATTCTACTTCCTTGAGATGTCTTAATATCAAAGAAGTGTGCTCTACCGTTCTTTGGATTAACAACAATGATATCAATTGGACCTTGTTCGCAACAGTTTTTAAAGACGTAATAACCTTCTTCAAGAAATTTGTTGATCGCTTTGTTCTCGCTGATCGTTGCCTTGTATTGTCTCGGATTCATTATCCTCCAAATCCGTAGGGGTCTGATCAATGATAGAATGTTTTCTTAAGTCTTGCAACATTTGATCAACTTCTTCGAGAGTCAAGTTATCAATTCCTTTCCCTGTTTGTTTTTCTTTTTTCTCATAATATCCAGCTGCTTTACCTCTACTAATCTCAGCAGCTAAAGCTGTTTTGAGATCTGGTTTCATATCAAATTCATTGATATCTTTTGAGGTAGGATTCTCAGCACGAAGACCAAGTTCGTGTAATCTTCTCATATGTGTAGCCGGTGAAATTTTATATTTATTCCAAAGATCTTCCTGTAAGGCTCGAATGTAAGCATGAACTTTGGGGAACTCTTTGGCACTCTGTAATTTAGATGCTGTAATTCTAGCAGAGTTAGGATTATATCCTGCCATAACAGCACATTCAGTTGCAGTCTTTCGATTCTCTTGAGCAACTAAGTTTTCAGCAAAAGCTATTTGCTTTGGTGTCAGTTCATCTCTCATCTCGGTCAACTCTTTAGTCAACACGATATCATCCCCTGGTTTTCTAAACTTCATAATTCCCTTATAAGAAGAAATCTAACAAAATCAACAAAAATATAAATCCAATTCAGATTTGCGAGCCCCCTCAGAAGAATATGTTATTCTTCAGAAGAATGACTAGAAGAATGAAATATTTGGCTACTATTAAAGTATATCAATGATAATAGCTTGTCGAAGAATGAAAGAGTGAGATTCGTAGAATTTGAAAATATTTTTTTTATTTTTGTAGAAATTCCTCTTTATAGAGGTATTCTATTCTTCCGTGGTCCTTGGGCCGTGAGTGTTTATCCTTTCCCACTCACACCGATCCCTCCTTTATTTGTTAATTAGCCCTTGACCACGGGCAATTAATATCTATATTATCCTATATAGAAATGGATATAACAATTAAGGTCAAAGAACGTAATAGCAAGATGTATTCCAAAACGTTTGTCGGGGACAAAGAACAAATACTCCCTCAAATGCAAGAGTATATCGAGGACAACAAACACCATTACATAGACGTATTCTTCTCAACAGAGGAAGAATCAAAAGCGTTCACGTATGACGAATTGTTTAATCCCAAATAGAAAGGAACATCATGACGGAGAAAGTTCTAGAATTTAAAAAACCGAAAGAACGAAAAACTATCAAAGATAAATCGTTCGTGGCAAGATTACCCTATCCTTTAACGATCCATGTCTTAGTGGATATCGTGGAAAGAATGGGAATCGAGCATGAAGGAACAGTCCTACCTGGGCTAAAGTACATATCACGAGAAGTCGTGAAGAAAGAAATGGAGGAGTAAATGACGGACAAAGAAAAACTACAAAAATTAAGTTCAATTATAACTAGCTTATGGGATATTTTTCCTAAAGAAACACAAGAAGAATTAGATAATATTTTATCTGATTGCGAAGAAAGATGAAACGATAATGGAAACAATCATTCTTTTATTACATCTTTGTTTACCGAATGACGGACAAACAGAATGTCTTTTCATGAAAGAAGAAATGAAAAGTCAGCAACTATGCGAACAGAAAGTCGAAGAACTCAATCAAGACTTTATGGATTTAGATGTGTTCAATGCATCATGTGAAAGGAGCAGCTATGAATCTTAAAGAAGGTCTGGAGCAGTGGTCCAAGAACAATGATCCTTCATTCAAAGGTCACGGTGATTATAAATACGACCACATAGCAATCAAACTAATTAACGACTACGCTTGGTTAAGAGTTCCATATTGGATTCCAGGCATAGATACACATCCAATGGAGGGGATAGCATGGGAACAAGAAAGAAAGTAAATCCGATTCATGAGTATCAAGACGGGAGAGGAACTTCTGTTCGATACGCTTATCAAACGGATAAAAGAAAGCGAGCCAGAAAACTCGCAGAGAAACTGATGGGTAAAAATTACTTTACCAATATGCAAGCAGTGATGTTAGAAGCTGCTATCGAAGTATCGAAAGGAAAAGACTAATGGACATAACGACAAAAAATAGTTTAATCAGAAGAGGATTAGACGAAGCAAAGAGAAAAAAGTTATTTAAACTTACTCAAGAAAATAGGAAAAAATTTTCCGATATAATACATACAGTGATGTTAGAAACATACATAGAAGGATACCGAGATAATCACAGAGATTCGGGATCAAAGAAAAATACAGTAAGTGATCGCTTCTGGAGAGATATGGATAATAGAAAGGAGGTACGGTAGAAATGTATAAATACTTAGATATACCTGGATGGTTTAATATGCACGACGCCTATATGAACCTCGTTAAATACTGTGAAGACGGTGATGATATTGTTGAGATCGGTTGTTTTGCAGGGAGATCCACCAGATTTCTCATGGATAGCTTAGATTACGCAGGAAAACACAAGGTTAAAGTGCATGTGATTGACACTTTTGAAGGGTCGGGTATGGAACACGCAGAAGTTAACTTAAACACCATGTACGACGATTTTATGAGGAATTTAGGGGACTATATTGATCAAGAAAGGGTGGTAGTCAATGTCAACAGATCAGATAACCAAAACATTCTTAATTCTTTTGACGATAACAGTGTTTTTGGGGTTATCGTAGACGGGGCTCACACTATGGAAGCCGTTCAAGATGATGTCGAGAACTGGTGGCCGAAGATAAAAGACGGTGGAATCATGGTCGGAGATGATGTAGACTGGGAGTCTGTGATGCAAGGCGCATCCAAAGGATTTGCGAAATTTGGAATTGATAGATTCAACATACTCAAAGGTCGGGAAGCATGGTTCGCAGCAATAAAGAACGATCAAAACGACCAGATAGCGACGAGTCTAAAGCTAGTCCCAGGTCAGAACTCTATGAAATTAGGTGGCTAGACGCCTATGAAATGGAATCGGGTTGGTTAGATCTTGAAGAAGCACTCAAAATCAAACCTCCCGAAGTCCGTTCTGTTGGTTACGTTCTTAAAGAAACGAAAGAATACATTATTTTGGCAGCTGATATCGGCTCCAATCAAATTGATAAAGACGTTGGTCGGGTGACCGTGATCCCAGGGCAGTGGATCGTGGACAAAA